GTATGCTTTAGGAATTTTAGGATTGGCTTCAGCCAATTGTTTTGCTGCTTTTATGATATTGTTCATAATTACTCCTCGTTACATTTAATAACTTCAATTTCACATTTTTTTAGAAAATTAATACCAGCTTCACTTCGATATTCGTTCTTGTAATAAACCTCCTTAATTCCTGCTTGATGAATTATTTTAGCACATTCTAGACATGGTGCGTGAGTAACAAAGAGACTTGCACCGTCACTAGAATTCGTTGATCGAGAAACTTTTGCGATTGCGTTTGTTTCCGCATGAAGCACTTCTGACTTAGAATGTAATTTTGTCCATCCATGAGCAGTTTCTCTAAATCCATTAGATATCATAAATTTATCACTTTGTTGACATTCTTCTTTGAGAATATATTCAACGTCTTCACAGTTATTATCCCAACCTGATGGCATGCCGTTATAACCAATACCAATGATTGTGTTATCTTTGATAATTACACAACCAACATGTAAACGTATTGCAGAAGAAAGTCCCGCATATACTTCTGCTGCTTTCATATGTGCTTGAACAAATTTCTGTTTCATTTCAATATTATAAGTGGTACGTGCAATGTTGTCAAGTGATTTGCATGTAAAAAGAAAGGAAAAAATCTCTCGCCTAAAAATCCTGGATATCTCCACGGTAAAGGTTCAGATGTTTTTTGTTCAGTCGGATATGGATTATCGGTATGATTCCAAATGTATTCCATTAATTCAAAATATTCACTAGCATATTTTTTGAAAGCTTGGTTACGCATGATATAGCATGTTTCAAAATTGATAACATTTGTTTTGAACCAGTTTATGTGTTTACGATAATCTGGAAACAATTCAAGAATACCCTGAATGAATAGATTCCAATATTCACGATGTTGTGATTGCAGATATTGATCTTCAATTGAACATGATAATACTGTGTGTTTATTAGTTATTGCGTCCACTTCTTCAAGGTAACAAAGTGCTTTTTCTTTTTGAATTTCAGAAGAAAGAAACTCTGTATTTTCTAAAGTAGGACTCATACTAGCTTTGATAGTATGCACACTATCAAAATGTGGATCACTTTCAATCATCAAATATCTACGATATGTTGTACAACCAATAAAATCTGCTTGTGCATTTTTCCAGAGCCAATACTCTGTTGCTTGTTGACCCATTGCACGAAGAAAGTCTTTATCAGAGATGTTTGAATAATACTTTTTATAAACTTTGATGTTATCTTCTTTTGTAGTAATGTTTATCGAATTTTCTTTCAAGTAAGAATTTTCGAATTCAACATCACCTGAGTGTGATGCTTTCATCCATGAAGAAGCAAAGTTAAAAGGATAATCCAGATGAAAGTGACTTAACATAAAAATGTCACTCATTTAAAGTTTGTAATTCTTTCCATAATTTAAAAAATTCTCACTTAGATTTAATTTTATAGATAAGCTACAATAATGTCATCCGATAAGTGTCCTGGACCACCATCAAGGTGCTCAAATTTGTAGTTTGAATTTACTTCTAAAACTTTATTGCAGTAATCTTCTTTTGTAATATTATCAAAAATATCCGTGCTAAACAGTCTTTGATCATCCATAAAAATTATATGATTTTTAATTTCCGATTCGTTTATTGCATCAATTTCATGTAATAGTGGGCAGTTTCCATACTTTGTGTATCCATGAGTTTTTCCATCACCACATGGATGCCCATCAAGCCAGAATGTTGCACGACTTTTTAAATTTGGTATGATAATATCTCTAAGAACATCTGGTGAATAACCTAACCAAATTTTAACTCTATCATCATTTTTAAATTTTTCGACTGCTAAATTATAAAGTTCTGGAACAACTTCAATGCTATGAAATTCGTCGAAAAGATTACTATTTATTGCAACCTCTAAACTATCTCCGGTATAAGTACCGCTCTCAACATAAATTTTGCATCCTTTTGAATATTTTTCGTAGTAATCTGGATTAGGTATTGGCATTTTTTTCTTTCATTAAAATTAAATGGGGGACAAGCCCCCATTAGTTAGGCAGCCTTTTTTTCTTCTTGTAAAAGAGTAGGCTCAAAGAACTTCAATTCATTACCAATTTCAATGCGTTTTGGTTTTTGATGTTCCGGAATAATATTAATAAGACCCACACGCAGAATACCATCTTTAAGTTCTGATCCATGTACTTCAATGGTATCAGCAATGGTAATTGCCTTTGTGAAGTTACGTGCTGCAATACCTCTGTGTAGGTATGTTGCTTGCCCCATCTCTTCTTCTTCTTTGTGTGATTTAATTACCAAAGTATTTTTTTCTCTAGTAATCTCAATATCATCTTTACTAAAACCTGCAACCGCAAGTTCGACGATGTATCTATTATCGTCTACTCTAACAATATTGTGGTATGGAAATGAATTTAAATTTTGTTGCGCTGGCGTGGCAGACAACAATTTTTCAATGTCATCAAAGAAACGGTCAAAGCCTAAAGTTTGATGCATTAAAGGACTAATGCGAGTAATAGTCATAGATTTCTCCTTAAATAAGCAAGTTAAAATTACGTGACCCCGAAGGCGTCACGACTTACTTGTCAATCACAAATGCTGTGCGATTGACAAGAAAAGTTCGGTTAGGATTACTTTCATTGAAGACACGAATGAACTCATTATTGCCTTCTTTGATTACCTCATTGTAATCTCTTGTGTATACTTTTTCTTTGGTATATTTATTTACTAATTTTATTGGATCATTTTTCGCTTTATTCATAATAAATTTTCCTCATTCAGGTCTGCTTTTTTTACCTATATTATATTTAGTAATAAGTTCCCAATCATCTTTTTCTTTAAATGAAATAATTTTTATTTGATGAATTGGCGCCATATCATCTCTTATGATAGCAGTATTTACAATCTTTAGCAAGCCCCATTCTTCAAGTAAATTTGCAATTGCGTTACGTCTTTGTATATCGTTTTCAGTAATAGTTGAAAGTTTACCATCTAAAGCAAATAATTCTTTGAAATGAACTATGTAATACTTGCCTTGTTTATGTAAAATATGACAAGATTGGTACAACACACGTTCTTTCCGACTCGATACGCCAATGCGTGTCAATGTCTCACGCACTTTTAAAAAGTCATCCTCATGCTTTAGGGAAACTTCAACAAATTTAGATAAATCAACCATGTCATTTTCCTAATCCACCCTTCTGGGTTTCTTCTTTTATTTGTTGGATTTGTTCTTTGCTGAGTAGACGCAGAGCTTCACGTGCTTTGACGTTGGACAGGCTAAATGCCAGTTTTATACATTCCAAATCATCGTTTTTTTCAGCTTTAGACCACTTCGCAAAAGGTCTTTTCATAGACCTTATGGTATTTAGCAAAAAGTCATTTTGCAACTTTTTATCCAAATGATGGCGACGATTCATCTCATTTGCAAACAGAACGCAATCTTTGTGATTAGATAATGATCGGTTGGTCAGGAAAGGAGCATATTCTTTTTCCGTAATCTCGTCCACGATCAGTTGTTTCTTGGACTGAAGAATGGCATTTACATAGTCGAAAGGTTTAGTCATTTACAAAACTCCATCAAACTTGTTATTGCTGTGGAATTTTTGTTTTTAACAAAATTATTTAACTTCAGATTCTCATTGTGTTTTTTTCCAGAAATAAAGACCAAATCCGTCTTATCAGATAAGAGAGTTCCGTCTTGCAATTTTAACATAAGTTTACCATCAGTAGGATATCGCATGGTTCTCCATTTCGAATGGCCAAATAGTCTCTGTGCATCTTCATAATTAGTTAAAATTTGTGCGGGTTTTTCAGGATAAAAAAAACATCTAGGAAATATTTCATTATCAAAAATTATGGCGTCATCTTCAAACAAAGTTGGAATAATTAGAGATTCTCTTGTTTTTTTTATGTAATCGTCATGAACACATTTGTCAAATTGTTCTTTTAGTATAGTACCATTGGCGTAAGAGAACCACTCTCCTCTTATGTGAAGCTGAGAATAATCTTCATGAATTGACCTCTCGATTCTAAACGCAAAACTTTCACTTTTACATTCAATCAGGCCAACAAGTTTCAACAAGTTTGGATTACCAACCTGCAAATCGGCCAAACGTGTTTTGACATCATTTGCTTTACCGATTTTTAGACACGAATTAACTTCATCTAAAATAGCGTAAACATAACTTTTCATTTGAATTTACTTTCACGTAACTAATCGTATAAGACCTACAGTATCAATTGAAGTTATTAGCATGTAGTTAGCAAACATGCCAAAAGATTTTCTGCTATAAGCAGCCCAGGAATAGATAACACAACCAGTAATCCACATAGGATAAAGAACCAAGAGGGGAGCGTTGGGTATGGTGAGTGCCATTGTAAGACTACACCCAACACTAATAAACCAAGCAATAAGCTCGGCAGCAAAGCGAATACGATTGCTATTCCAATCATCTTTAATCCAATCAAATGTTGGTCTGAGTAAATCTAATATCATTTGAACTCAGTATTTGCCATCAATTCAGTCAAACAAGCAACAAGATTGATTTCTTGATCTGCAACAAACGCTTGTTTGTATTGATAATCTGCAAGAATGATTACGGCTTGAGGAATGCTCTGAGGCTTTGCGATATCATACAAAGCATCATAAAGCTTACGAAAGAATGTCGTGCTATCAATTTCTGTCGTTGCTGCCCATTTACGGACGGATGTGAAGTCTTTTTCTTTCAGATGTTTCACAATCTGTGAAATGGAAATATCACCAATCTGAGAGAGGATGCCCACATCAATCTTGCCGAGTTGAGAGTAGCGTTGAAGTTCATTAATAGCACGACGAAAATCTGGAAAGTGTTTCTTGATGAGTTCAGCAATTACTTTTTCATCATATTCTACTTTCTCTGTGTTGAGTATATGTGTGGTGCGTTTAAAAAACGCAGATGCCATTTTAGTTTTTTCATCAGCCTTCAAACGAAAATCAATAACTGCACAACGGCTGTGCAGTGGTTCAATGATTCTGCTTTTGAAATTACAAGTGAAAATGAATGAACAGTTTACTGCAAACTCTTCAATAGCATTTCTTAGAATTGCTTGTGCATTAGGTGTTAAATAGTCTGCTTCATCAAGAATGACAACTTTGCGACCGCCCACAAATGACATTGAAGAAGCATAACTCTTTATCTTTACACGAATCGTATCAACGCCATTCTCATCAGAACCATTGAGAATCATGTAGTCGCAACCGATTTCGTTGCACATTGCTTTGGCGATTGTTGTCTTGCCAACGCCCGCTCCACCAGTCAGAAGAAGATTGGGTATCTCTTTCTGATTCACATACTGCTGAAAGGTTTCTTTCAAGCGATCTGGTAGTATACAGTCCCCGACTGTTTGTGGGCGATGTCTTTCTGTCCACAATAAATGTTCCATTGAATTTCCTCACAATAATCATAATATAAAAGTAAATCAGTGCGACTCAAACTTTGAACCAGTTTCAGTTGCAATCCAGTATTGAAGATTCAATGTTTTGTGTTTGAAGTTTGAAATACCCTTTGATGAAATCTTCACATCATAAGCACCAGAAATCATTTTTAGATTTTCGACTTTGAATAACATCTTGAATTTCTTGCTGTTACTCGCAATTTCAAGTGACTCTGTGTGTGCTGAATCATTTTGTGGATCAAATGTCATTACTGAAAGTTTATCGCCATCAGATTCAATTGCAATGAATGGTGAAGATAGAACTGATGCTGCTTTGAGAATCCAATCAAAATCTTCTTGTGAAAGAGAGAATGAAATCTCAGGTTCAGGCATCACAATCGCTTTATCTGGCGCAGCAACAATCATATGTGGAGCGCAAAATCGATACTTGATTTTACTACGACCCTGAAGTCCAGAAATTAAAACATTGTTGTCTTGAAAGTCTAGCACTGGATCATCTTTATGTAAAGAAAGAACAGAAAGAAAATTGTTCAAATCATACACACCAAAGTCTGTTGGAATTTCTTCATTGATAGTTGCTTCAGCCATCACATTCTTTTGACTAGACACTGTACGCAGTGTCTTACCTTTTTTGAACATAATGCCCTGATTAATTGTCGCAAAGTTTTTAAGTAGTGTGAGTGTATTGTCAGATAGTTTCATAATTTATTTCCTTATCAAGTCATGGTTATGTAAAGCCATTATAGCATAGTGCAAAACTTTAAGCAAGTCTTTACGATTGTGCCCATCTTTCTTACCATATCGTTGTGCATATTTCATAATGTTACCTATACAAAATCCTTCACCGTGACCACTATCCA